GAAGAAGCCCCCACCCCCCACAGAAGGGGTGAGGGCTTCGGTGGCCGGTAGCGGTCAGCGGCTAGTCGTCAAGGCTCTCCCCGAACTGATAACCGCACGGCTCGCAATAGTCGCCTGACCAGCCAGCCATCGCGTCGCACTTAGGGCAGACTCCCGAAGTCGTCGTCTCGGTGCAATCAACCCACGCCGAACGCTCATCGTCCAGCAGGAACTCGCGCGCGTCATCGGCGGTGTCGGCGTTGTACGCCCCCAAGGTCTCCGCCAACCCAATCAACGCGGTTGCGGCTTCCTGACCCGTAGCGTGCCACGAGCGGCGAGTCTCGCCCTCCCATACCACCTCAACCAGCCAGAGGCTCTTGGTTTCCGTTGCTGCCATCTTTGGTTCTCCTCTCTGTGCCACCGGAAGATTCCGGCTACGCCATCTTATAGGGCCGGTCGCGGTCAAGTCAAGCCCCCCTCCTAGACCGTCTAGTCCAGCGAGCCCAGCCAGCCAGCCCTAGTAGTAGTGGGGGTCTGGGGGTATGGGGTAGTGGGTGTGAATGATGAATGAATGAATGATGAATGAATGATGAGTGATGAGCGCGGAGCTGCGACGACTCCGGGGTCTAAGTCGAATGGAGAGCCGGCGCACCGGTACGCGCTGGGGGTGCGGGGGGCAGGGGGGAGTGGGGGATAGGGGTGTGGGGTGAATAATGAACGCCTATGAAATGTTGCCCGCCTAAAGCTTTTTCCAAATGGAGAGGCCGCCACCCCCGAAGGAGCGACGGCCTCAGTACCGACCGGAGCGGAGCCGCCTAGCGGTGCTGTTCCTCGCCGGAGTCCAACCACGACACGAGCCGTGAGAGGTTGATAGTCCGGTGCGAGTGGAACGGCCTACGCTTCTCACACGCAGAACCCGGAACGCCGGCGTACTCGCACGCCGTCGTATACCCATACTCGGTTGGCGCGGAGATGACGACATCAACGCAAGGCTCGCCGGCCTTGTTGAGATAGATGCCGCCCTCGTGAACATCGCGGTTGATGGAGCCGGCTACCTTGTAGACGAAGGAGATGCGCCCCTTCTCGTCTACCTTCTGCTCACCGGTCGTCTTGACGCGACCAATGGCGCGATGCTCGGCCTCACGAGCCGCTGCTGCGGCCTCACGACGAGCGAACTCCTTCGCGGTCGTTGGCGCGCTCCACGCCGTAAACACCGCGAACCGGCCACCGAGCCGGTCGGCTGCGGCCATCGCCGCCGCGTGCGTCATTCCTACCTTGCCCATTTGCTACCCCTTCCTGTGCTGCCGGTTCATCAGACCGGCTGAGGCCAGTATACACACCCCACCGCAGAACGCAAGCCCCCCCTAGCGGGTAGGCCACCGGAGCCGGCGTGCCGGTCTAAGAGTCTGGGGGTCTGGGGGTCTGGGGGTATAGGGGCGTAGTGATAAGGCGTAGTAATGACGCGCCTGAAATGTTGCCCGTGTGAAGCTCTACAAAGAGAGAGGCCACCCCCCGCACAGATGGGGAGTGGCCTCGGAGACGAACCGGAGAGGTCTAGCGGTAGTCGCTCGGCATCACCGGATTGTGGAGCGAGTCAATCCACACCGCGCCAATCATCGGCGTATCCATCAGGTCAGACTCAACAACCTCAAAGACCTCGGCACCGATAGCCGAAGTCTCGCCGCCGAAAGCGTCTACGAAGGCCGCGAACTCGACCGGACTCTCGGCAAAGGTCGCCGCCTGAGCCGGAGTCATCGTCTTCCAATCGCTCCCCTCGTGGTACGCCCAGAAGGAGCCGCCGCGCTCGTCGTCAGCCCAACCAATCAGAACAGCCAGAGCCGTTCCGTAAGTTGGCACATAAGCGATGAGGTCGTCGCCGTCGCCGTAGCGCACATAAACGCGGAAGGCCGCGTCAGCCGGGAGCGTCTGGCGGCAAGCCGGGCAGGTTCCCTGCGCCTGATTGCCAAGGTACTTCTGAACCCACTTCTGGGCCGTACTCCTGATGTCGTTCATCTTGTCCTTCCTTCCTGTGCCTGTGCCGTTGGCAAGTGCCAACACCAGAAAGGTAGCAGGTCTACACCAGAAGTCAAGCCCCCCCTAGCGAGCCGGTATCCGGCACGGCCGCAGGTATCCGGTAGATGGTGGGGGTCTGGGGGGTCGGGGGTATGGAGTAGGAATAATGACTGACTAATGACTGACTGATAACTGATCGCGGAGCTGCGACAAGTGCCGGAAAAACCAAGCTGGGCTCTTAACAATCCCTTAACAAATGAAGAGGCCGCCGGGGGCACAGATCCCCGACGGCCTCGTAGACAACCGGAGCGAGCGACTACATCGGGAAGCCGCCGCGCTCCAACGCCGAGATGATCCGCGCTACTTCGTTAGCCGTGAAGCCGCGCAGGTTCTCGTTGTGAACGAGTGAGCAGGTGCCGACCAGACCGCCGCCGTTGAGATAGGCCGGTGCGCTCTTGGTAGCAACAGCGAGAACATCGCACGCGGTCAGGTTGAGTTCAGGGTCGGACTTCAGCAGCCCTTCCTCATCGGCAATCACCGAAACCTCAACGCCGCCAATCTTGCCGTGGCCGACAATCTCCACCATCTCGCACTCGGTCGCAGCGTAGAGGCCATCAAGCCCTTCACCGCGCGCCGTAATGGTGATCTTGCCCGGAGCGATCCTGAGAGCGTAAATGTTCTCCATCTTGTCCTTCCTTCCTGTGTCTATCGGGAAGCCCCGACTCATAGAGAATACACGACTCACCGCAGAAGTCAAGCACCCAGCCTAGACCACCCAGCGCAGCTCAAAGTGTTGGGGGGGTGTGGGGGAGTGGGGTACGGGGTCGCAGGTACGAGTACGGCCTGAATAATGAACTGATAAGAACCAAGCTGGGTTTGCCGGAGCAAAGAGAGAGGCCGCCACTCCCGCACAGATGGGAGCGACGGCCTCGGAGATAGTGCGAGCTGCTAGCCCTCGACTTGTTCCTCACCCGCGATCACCCACGACACGAGGCGCGTGAGATTCACGGTGCGGTGCGCGTGAAACGGCTTCCGCTTCTCGCAAGCAGTACCAACCTTCCCCGCGTTAGGACAGGCCGTAGTGTAGCCGTACTCCGTGGGTGCTCCGATGATGAGCGAGAGCGTAGGCTCGCCCTTCGCGTTGTGAACGATTCCGGTGGCGTCTTGCGTGCGGTCAAGCATACCGGAAGCCGTGAACAGGAACGACACGCGCCCCTTCTCATCGTAGCGAGCTTCGCCGGACACCTTCACGCGACCAATGGCGCGGTGCTCGGCCTGTCGCCCTGCTGCGCCTTCCTCACGACGCTCCAAAGTGCGCGGCGTTGTCCAATCACTCCACGCCGTTAGGGTGGTGATCTTACCGGCGGCCTTCGCCGCTGCTGCTAGTGCTTGCTGTGTGTTCATAGGTTCCTTCCTTCCTACTACGCCGGAAAGCTCCGGTGATCAGATACTACAACCAACAACCGCAGCTCGTCAAGCACCCCCCCCCTACCCTATCGCCGGCCTATCCCAGCGCAGCTCGAATCGTTGGGGTCTGGGGTGCGGGGTAGAGAGTGCGCGTGAATAATGAATAATAAAAACCCCCAGAGTGATGAGCTCTGGGGGTGTGATACCGGGGGAAGGTTTCCCGGCTTAGATAAAGGGCTCCTCGCCGCTCTCCATCAGGATAAAGCGTGCGACCATCTTGGCCGTGGTTTCGGTGTCGTCATACTTGCCGAGCACCGGATACCCTGCCGTACAACCGGCGGAGTAGTCGTAGCCATCATCAGCACGCTTCCACAGCGTACCGCCGAAGTTCACGCCGTCGGTGCTCATCAAGGCCACCCACGCGTCGTCCGCGAGGTCAATGCGCAAGTATCCGGCCTCGTTCATCTCGTAGGCCTCAGTTCCTTCTAGTGCCATCTCATCACTCCTATCTTTGACCGGAAGCCCACACAGCCCCCGCAACATTAGTCTAACACCAAGAACGCAAACACCGCAAGCACCACCAGAGAAGCTACACGCCAAGTAATCTCCTCACGGCGGCGGCGACGAACCCAATCCTCGGTGTCGCGCTGATACTGCGACTTCGTGATAACCGGGTGATAGATTGGCTTGCTGAAATCTTGTACGCACGAAGGGTAATCCCGATACGACTTACTCATACTCGCTCTCCTCTAATGGGTATCCGGCGTTCTCCAACACCTCAATCATACACGCGCGCACGGCTTCCTTGTAATCACCAAAGGTCGCGCGCTCTCCGGGGTAGAACCCCCGGAAGTCCACATCGGGCAGGTCATCAGGGGTCAGGCCGCACTTGGCCTCAACCTTGCGCGCCACCGCGACATAGAACTTGCTGAACGGAACTTCCAGAACCTCGTTCGTATCCCTACTCATCAGGTACTCCTTCCTACTACGCCGGCAAGTGCCGACTACTGAACACTACACCCACTACTGCGCTGTCGTCAAGGCCTCAGTTGGGTCAAAGGATTCAGGGCGTTCGGCTGCCACCCAAGCGTCAAGCTCCACGCGCCACTTCCACGGACGCTCAATAAGGTCAAGCAACAAATCGCAGCGGTCATCAGACTCCGCATACTCCGCATACCCGCCGCGAACCATTGCGCGAGCAAACGCCAACACATCGAGTTCGTTGTAAGGCCAATCAAATCGTCCCATTATCTCGTCCTTCCTGTACGCCAATCTCCTCTAACGAGGCCAGATACGCGTCGGCAAAGCACTCCGCGCAGATACGCGATTCGTACTGCCGGTCGTCCTCTACTTCACTCCCGCACCAAGTACAAGCGTTCCTACTCACCTGATACTCCTTCCTTATGAGCCGCATACTCATCGGCTACCCTGAGAGCATACTGCTTGGCTTCCTCAAAGTCAAGCAATACCTCGCCGTCCTCGTTCTCCCCCCAGATGACCTCAAACCACGGATTATTGTGCCACTCAATCGTGCCGGCCTCCTCAGCGGCGGCGAGCTTCTCGTCGGTATCAAGCCCCTTCTCATCGAGGTCGTTTGTATACCGGAGAACACTCGTGCTGCCGTCTGGCTCGGTAAAGTGAATCCTCATCTCGCCAGCCCGGTACACAACGACTTCCTTATCGTCGGTGAACCATACCGGGTCGGAATCGTGGTACTGCGTAAAGAAGGCCGCGTCGTTCCTGCTCATTAGTTCCACCCAACTTCCTGCCAAGCGACAAAGCACTCGTCGCAAAGGTCTACCGATTCCTCATAGGCGTTCTCATAGCCGTTCCACCCATAGCGGAAAGGCCGCGCCTTCACCCCTTCGTGCGACCACTCAGGCCAACGGCGTGCGTTCTCGCACTCTGCCGGCTGCTCCTGCGGTTCACCAACCGGAATCTCAAAAAAGTCCATCTGTCCTCTCCTTCCTCTACACCGGCAATCACCGGCACAACGAATCCTAAACGATACAATCTACGCCGTCAAGTATGAAGGGGAGAGTCGCCTAGGGAAACCACTCCCAAGTTGCGACTCCCCCCAAACCCTTTCGCGGCATTGACGCTTATCCCTAATCACAGAGGCAACATCGGCTCTCGCCTAGTTGCTGCCACCGACACCCCTGTTGGTTAGACCCAAGCTCGGTGGCCTTATCGTCTCGGGCAGTTCGTCTATCTGCCAACTATCCGGCCTCTACCCGGAACGGAATACAAGACTACAACATAAGAATAAGGGAGTCAAGCCCGAAGGCCTGACTCCCAGACCGGTAGCTCGCCGGCCTCTTGTCCTGAAACCTTCGGGAGCCGTCGCCCCCAAAAGTTTCAGTAGACTATTCGCTTCCGCCGGTATTGGCCTAAACCTTCCGGCTTCCACTTACAATCTTGCTCTCCCGCATTTACAGCAGCGATTAGAGCCCATCACTCGCCTGAACCACTTCGCATTTATCGGCTGCGTGCTTTGTTCCTAACACTCTCACCTATTCGGTAGCTTCTCCTAGGATTGCTCCCGACATAAGGAGTTTCTCACAGGCGTATCAGCAAGTCAAGTAAGTTGCGGATAAGGTTTGTGTAAGGAATCTTAACTATTTTGGGGTATGGGGTATGGGGTACGGGGGCGCATGAATAGGCCGGCCTGATGATGTCGAGCTACAAAAAGAATCCCCCGGTGGGAGGACTCCACCGGGGGGATAGGACTCGCGGGAGGGAGGACACCGCCCCGCAAGTCGTAGTTAGTTTGCTCCGCCCATAACGCGCAGCCGATTGTCCTCCTCAAAGATTCCTGGCTTCCCTGACCTAATGCTCGTGAACGCGCCGTTGCTGCCCACAACCAAGTGGTCAATGAACGACAGGTCGAGCAGCGACGCGGCCTTCGCCACCTCGCTCGTCAGGCTGATGTCCTCATCAGAAGCCTGAGAATCGCCCGATGGGTGATTGTGAACGAGCGCGAACCCTACCGCTCCCATGAGCAACGCCGAGCGAATCAGTTCACCAATGCGAACCGAAGTGCCTGTCGCCGTACCCTGATAGACGCGATGGATACCGAGCAGGTTGTTGCGCCCACCGAACGCGATGACGAACAACGCCTCACTCATCTCAGCGTCAGCGAACTCGCGGAACAAGGCCGCAAGGTCGCGTGGGCTTGTGATGACCGCCGACTTGTTGGTGCGTGCGACACGCTTGACCGAATACTCGTAAGCGTTCCACATACCGGTTTCGGCAATGCTATTAGCCTTCCTCTTTGCCATAAGTCCTCCTAGACCTTCTGCGCGGTGAGCCGCTGCTGCGGAACAGGCGCGCCGTAGGAAGTATAACCTTCCGCCACATAGAACGCAACCCCATCAAACGACCACTGATACATCAGGCCGTCCTCTCCTGTCCAATAGAACTCGCTACCCGGAACGACAAACGGAGCTGCGGCCTCAGCAAAGATTTCCTCCTGACCGGTCTTGTTGTCGTAGGCAAAGATAACGAGGTCGCCGTTCACATCGTCAATCATCGTCTCAAACCCAAGTTCCTGCCACATCGACTTGGTGTCTGGGATGGTGTTGAGGTCTTGTGGCATCCACGAGAACCACGAGGCCACCTGACCCTCTCCCGGACTCCAAGTGCCACCACGCTTGCCCTGATAATCGTTCAGCGCGACGAGTGCCTTGTAGCACGGCTCAAAGTTCTCTGCCTTGATGCGGATGCTCCCGTGTCCTTCTACATAGTATCCCATTGTGTCCTCCTACTGAGCCTTGACGAGAATCTTAGTGTCCTCGTTCTCAGGCAACTCTACCACTAGTGCGTAGTAGTCGCAATACTGCTTGATGAGGTCGAGTGCGCGCTGTCCGCCACTCCATCCCAGATGGCACTCATCCGGCTCACCGTCGCGGTTCTGGTCGTGATAAAAGAAATACACCGGGTCGCTAACCCCATCCTCTTGCGCCATCAGAGAAATCTCCGCAGCTGAACAAGTATTACAGCACCACCGGCCTACCTTCTCTGGCCCCATCACATAGGCCTCGGTATCGGTATGGAAGCGCAGCAAGATGTCGTCTAGTGAATCCCAGAACTCTGATGCGCTCACAGGTACACCCCCGTTCCACCGCAGCCGCACGCGCCTTCATCGCACATTGCGCCTTCGGCAAGGATAAGAGCGCAGCCCCACTTCTCAGCACGCCTCTCCTCACACGCCGCGCAGTACCAACGACCATTCCGGTCAAGGTTGTTGTCGGCAAAGAACTCCGCCTCAGCGTCGGCGCAGAGTTCGCAACGATACCCCTTCATCTTTTTCCTCCTAACTTCCTCACCCAACTGGGCTACGCCTAACACTAATGGATAGGCGCAGCCAAGTCAAGTTTTACTTTACGCCGAACGAGGCCTCAATGCGCTCCATCATCTCAACCTGCTGACGATGAAGCCCCGGCACGCTCACCTCAAAGGCTTCAAGATAATCACGAATCCCATCGCGCTGATACATCTTGCCGTCAATAAACTCCCACTGCCAGAACGCGCTATCCTCGCCTGTCCACTCATACGAGCCGTTCTCAATGAACGGAGCAGCGGCAGCAAAGAACACTTCCTCCTGACCTGTCTTGTTGTCGTAGCAGGTAATCACGAGGTCGCCGTTGTGATCCATCGTCTCAAAGCCCAAACGCTCAAACACGGACTTCGTGTCTGGGATTTCACGAAGGTCGGCTGGCATCCACGAGAACCACGATGAGTGCTGCTCACCGCCGCTGTATGACCCGCCACGCTTCGCGCTAGCCGGAGCATCGTTGAGTGCCATCAACGCTTCATAGGCCGCAGCAAGATTCTCCTTCTTGATGACCAGATGACCATTGCCATTTACCCAGTATCCCATTGTCCTACTCCTTCCTACATCATCACGGCAAGTGCCGTAGAGCAATACTAATCTAGTGCGTTGTAGCGGTCAAGTGCGCGAATCCAGTGGTCGGTATTGGTGTGCCGGTCTACCACCGAATAGCGGATGTTCAGCTCGCCAAGAGAGCGCATCAGCAATGAGGCATCAGCATCCTCCTCCAAGAACAACCGGTCGCCCTTCTGATACGAGTACGAAGTGATAAGCCCCTGAATGCCGAGCATCTCTACCAGCTCGCGCTTCACCTCAACCCAGCCGTGTGCCGGATCGTGGTGATAGGTCAGTACCAAGTCCTCCATCATTCCTCCTATCGGCTCGTAAGCCGCAACAACATCACTGCCATCAGCAGCAGCAACAGATAGAATAGCGTAATCACAAAACCTCGCAACCCTTCAGTTCGGCGCAGATGGAGAGGTACTCCTGCCACGCACGGACTTCCTGAACCCAGAGGCCGACCTGCTCGTCGTTATTGAGTTCTGGCTCATCCTTGACGACCTCGATTACCGCAGCGCGAATCTCCAAGTCGTCTTTCGCCGCGAGCTTCTCTGCCGCATCCTCGCACTCCCAATCACGGATGACCGTACCGGAGTTATCCCACAAGGCCTCATTGAGAAACCCTACACCAAGCTTCTCGTTCAGCTGACGCAGCGTACCCATCCCCCAGATGTTCATCCGGTAGTAGGCCGTGTTGCGCCAATAGTCCGGCAGTTCGCCGTTCTCCTCCAAGACCCACGGCGTATGCTTCTTGGCGTACTCATGCGACTTCTGGCGATCCTCGCGCATTGAGTAGATGTCGTATCCCATACTTCCTCCTACAACTTCCTACCGAAAAAGTTCGGCAGGGCAAGCATAACGCCGCCCCGCCGGACTTGTCAATACCCCATCTCGGTTAAGATTCCTTAACCCTTTCGTGCCTTTCGTGGATGCCGACGATCATACTCCTCGGCAACGGCCTGAAACTTTTCCGGAGACCACTCCGGTAAAGGCTTGGCCGGCACATATTCCCTACGCGCTTCCTGCTCGATCCAATCAGCCCAACCGGTAAGTCGATACCACGAGTACCACTTGTTCTGCCAAATGTACCGCGATACTGAATTCCGGTAGGCGTTGTGCCGATATAAACCCTTCCTGAAAGCTGAGTACTGAAGAAACTCTTCTTCGGTGAACAGGCGTTCAGTGGGTTCAGGCATTTACTTGCTCCTTCGTCCGGCAGTTGCTCCATTACGACGAAGCACAGTGTTGATGTACTGCGCGCTCGTGCCATAAGTCTCACCAATAAGGCGAAGCTTCTCACCGGCCTGATAGCGGCTAACAATGTCAGCAACTACCGATGTGGTGAAACGAACCTGCTTGTGTGGCGTGACGCCCTGATTGTACAAAGCGTTCGTCACGGTGCTAATCGAGCATCCGAAGAATGATGCGGTCGCCTGAACGGTCGCCTTATTCTCCTGAATGTGCTGCGCAATCTTCGAGTAATCGAACTTGCGAAGCTTCATGCCGCCGCTAATGCGTGCGCGCTTTGGAAGGCCGGTCGCCTTGATAATCTGCTGAACCCGCTGTCGGGTCACGCCATACTTGTCGGCGACATCCTGAAGTGTCATGCCACCGAAGTAGTCCTGATACATACTTTCGTTCCTGTTTTCCATAGGTTCTCCCTGTTGAGATACCGAGAGACGCTCGGCTCGTATGTCGATTGTACCGCACGGGTAGTGCTAAACAACCGGTAGATTGTCGTCCTGTGGCGTTTCGCCTATGCGTACGCCAGCATGAATCCTGCTCCGCACTCCTGCGGATGTCTGCCATCCAATCCTTTGCGTCGGTGTCGGACGAGAAGATGCTGACATTACAACCACGCCTTCCCTCAATCCACCCAAGGATGACATTGTCGTGCCGCTCGTGGCTGACGAATGGGTCGCCGTTCAGCTGAATCATTACCTCCTCCTGCGCGAACCCTTCGGACGCGCCGGCCAAGGCCTCATACAGCTTCTCCCTACCAATCACGCTATCGACCTGCGGGTAGATGTCGGAGTAGACGAAGTCCTCACCCGCCGCGACAATCTCGTCAATGGTGTTGCCGTCAATGTACGCCTGATACATACTCAGCCTCCTACTACGCCGCCGAAGTGCTCATCGCAGAACGCCTCATACGCGGTCATTGGAACCTTATCATAGTCGCGCTCATAGCCACGCTCGCCGTCGCCCTCGTCAAAGTACGCCTCGTCTGGCAACCCCTCGCCGCCGCTGTACTCCTCACGAGAAACCTCAACGCCATCGTTGTAGATGACCTCACCCGCGTACCCCATACCACCCTCGCAATAGCGATGGTTGATGGCGAGCTTCGGGAACTGCTCGGCAAGAGCAGCGATAACAGGCTCGGCTGGCGACCACGCCGTATCGAAGTTGTACGAGGTGCGACCTTCCTCGGTAATCACATCGGTCGTGCGGTCGTGCCACACCTCACCGCAGTTCCACTTCGTACCCCAGTTGGCAACATTCCAGTTGTACCACCAGTCAGGGTGCGACGAGTTCTTATCCTTGTCGTGAATCGGGCAAACCTCCTTGCCGCCGAACCCAATGTGCGTAATGTCCTGAATCGTGCCGTTGCTCTCGAATGACTTCTTGAGCGGAAGGCCATTGACCTGCCACTCACCCTGCTTCCGCATCACATCGTTGCCGTCGCTGTCGGTGTACGACACGACCTCTGGGAGATGGGGAAGCTCGACATAGACCGGCTCGCAACCACACTGAAAGTGGTTCTGCTTGTCGCTGACGGAATAGAGCGGACTATCCGGTGGCGGCACAATCTTGGCGAAGTCGAACGCGTCCTCGTCGCCCTTCACGAACTCGATAAGCTTGGCGACCTCTGCTTCGTCGCCGTTCACATCTAACTGATTCACGCACCAGTTTGGCATGATGCCTCCTACTACTTCCTTACTCCAAGTGGAGTGGTACTACCTTACAACCCTGTGCTGCTGCTGTCAAGGTGCTTGTGTGGCTCTTCCACGCAATCTGGGATGAAGCACCACCCCTCCTCCTTGGCCTCCGCGTCCGACATAAATGGCGGATGAAACTCACACTCGCACGGAGCGCAGTCCAAGCAATACACGAGGTAGCCTTCCGGTACGCCGTTCTCATACTGCTCAAAGTCAAGCAAATCGAACCGGTCGTACGGCATACCATTCCAAGTGCCAATGACCTTCTCGTCGGCGTAGAAGACGACGGCACGGCACCTGATACAAGTGTCAAGCTGGCCGCTCATACTGGCTCCCCCTGATACTCAACGATGCCCTTCTTGTAGCCCAATGATGCCGCCCAACGACTCCACGACCTCCCAAGTGTTATCGTGCGAATGAACGCCGCAATCAACCGACTTCTCCAAGATGACGCAATACACCTCACCGCGAAGCACGGCAGCAACCGTGTCAATCTCGGACTCAACCCTGTGGCGAATCTCGTCGTCGGAATACTCATCACCGAACCAGAACTTCGCCTCCTCCTTCTCCACGACATAGAACCCAATCTGCGCGGAATCCCACTTGTCGCCAAATGGCGAAAGGCTAATGCTCATCCCGGAATGGGAGAAGCCGTAGACCTTCGCAACGAACACCGCACCGTCCGGCGGCGTGAAGGTAGCCGTATTCGTGTCATCAACCGGAAGCTTCTCATCCCAAGGGAAGCCGTAGTTGGCGGCCTTCTCTCCGGTATAGAACCGACCCATCCGGTCGCCAAAGACATCGAAGCCGTCGGCGGTGTCCTGCTCAATGCGCGTCCTGTACTTATCCATACTGCCTCCTACAACAATACGGCAACTGCCGTGATTACAATACTAGTAGCTAACTATTCGCCTGTCAATACCTCCCCGCTCGTCTCAATCATCAGGCGGCCACCACCGTTCATTTCGTCATCCATCGAGATAATGACATTGTAGACCTTACCCTTGACCATCACCGTCAGCACGGGGAATGGGGGGAAGTCGTCTCCCTCATGAACAAACCCGCCGAGAATGACACCGCCGGTTAGCGGCTCAATCATCTCGCTCATAATGTAATGGAACTCCCTGTCCTCTGGCAGAAGCTTTGCGCGCTCCTGTACCAACGCATCATGATCGACCAACATACTGCCTCCTACTGCTGTGCTACTGGTACGACGCTCTCATCATCGGGAGAGAACTGATCGACCGGAGCGAGTTCTGCGGTATACACCACCTCAACGCCATACGGCATATCAAGCAGGGTACGCCAATCCCAGTTTGCCGGATGGTCTCCGCGCTCGTCTACCTCGATAGACAAGCTGACCAAGTATGTTCGTGCCATACTGCCTCCTACTACTTCCTATCCCAAGCGGGATTTACTTAGTATCTGGGTTGTCTATCACCTTGTCAAGTACGAACGCAAACCGGTAGGCCGTCTTGCTCCTGGGCTTGTGGGCATCACGACACTCCTCGCAGACCCACGCCCCATTGGGGTCGGGAACAAGGCCGTGCCTGATGTTGTTCGGACACCGGGGTGCCGGTGCGCCTTCCCATTCGCTAGTTCGACGCGCCACGATCTCCCCTCTCAATCTCCTCGACAATCTTGTGAATCATCCGGTCGCCGGCCTCTCGTGCCTCCGCCGAAATCTCCCGATACGAGCTGTCAATGAAATGCTCAGCCTCCTCGGTAGTCCAGTCTGGGTAGAGCCGGAGAAGATCGTCTACTCCCCACGATACGGTAATCGAGATGATCTGAAATTCCTGATCAACCTGATCGTCGCTCATCTCATCACTCACTTGGAACCACCAGTCGGCAGTTATCGAACCCCCGGGAACACATCCCCGGCTCATGCTTGTATGGCTCGGCAATAGCCGCACCGCACGACAGACACCACTCCCCACAAGGGCAGAAGTCATCTGAGGCAAAGATGGGGTATGGGGCATTCCCTTCTGAGTCTAAGGCCGTGCTACTAAGCTCCGCGCCAAACCGGGATTCGGCACAGGGTACGCAATGAACCCCGGCCTCATAAGTGTACGCCTGAACTGCCCACGCCATCACCAGAACCACCCACCAACAAACATAAAGAGAAGCCAAAACAACAAACGCGACATTACTACCTCCTACGGCTGAACGATTGTGGACTCCGAGTATACCAGACCATACGACTCTGGGTCGTGCCCAATGCGGGTCTCAAGCTTCAAGGCCGACATCTCGACCTTTCGAATGCTCTCGCCGCAGTCATGGCAACGAATCTCGGTAATGTCTGGGTAGGCGTACTCCTCGGGATTCTGCTGAACGGCAATCTGCGCCCGCTCACCTTCACCGATGATCGAGCAGACCACCTCAAGCTTCCCATAGAAGTAGATGCCATCCCACCACTCGTCGGACGAGGAAGGCGGTAGCCGCCCGGCTCCTCAGGAACCCATCAAGCACTCCGTTGCTGTACTTCTCTCCGTCTGCCATCTTACGCCTCCTCACAATCATGACCGGCGAACCATTCGTTCGCATCAGTCTCATTCAGCAGGTCAAACTTCCTGCCGCACTCACCGCACTGTGCCATACCAGTACCTCCTACTACATACCCCAAGTGGGGCAGCTCGAATCATACGGCCTGACTATCACGCTGTCAATCTCCCCACACGATAAGGAATCTTAACCTGCCCTGCGTGCCCCCTGCTGCCCTGCTGTGTTACGGATGCTTAACAATGCCCAGCTGGAATAACTGCCTGGAATAACTGCCTGGAATAACTGTAATAACTCGAATAACTGGCCAGAATAATAGCTGTGGTAATAACTCCGGTGCGAATAACTGCGGGAATAACACGGGAAATAATGGTTGTGAAGGTAGGGAAAAACGGCCTGTCTGCTCTGCCCAGGTCTGCAAGCATCCCAAACCACCACCCTTTTATCATCTATAAGATTCCTTCACCAAATCTCCACCACCCCAACACCAGCGTAAATAAATGCCCACGGCGCCTGCCTCACGGCACCGTGACCCTCCTCTCACGACTCAGCCGCCTTCGGCGTCTTCGGGCCGAGCCTGAGGCTCACTGGCGTAGAAAGCCACAGTACTGCAGAGTGATACGACGGTGATAAGATGTTCCCATGAATACACCAGATCCTATCCTGATTGAGTGCCCACCAGTTGAGTACATCGACGGCGTCCCGGTCATCCCTGAAGGGGCGCCAAAAGAATGTATGTATATCCAACTGTTTCCTGAGGGTCATCCCGAGCGGGATAACAATGTTGGCGGGGCCGGGATTGAGTCTGTTGCTCTCGTAATCGCTGCGGCAATTGCCGGATTTGCACTTGGGCGACGACGCTGATGGAAAAGCATATGGTCGAATATATGGCAGAGGCCTTTAGAGAGAACCCCTTCCTTGCGGTGTCTGCAATGGTCGGGATTGTCATTGGCTGCCTGCTGGCGATAGCGAGCTAGGGCAACGATGGCATTCATCTTGCGCAAGTTCTCAGAAGAACTGGTAGTAGTCCTACTGATTGGCCTTGTCTCGACCACCACAGCCTGGACAGCCATCCAAGCGTCCTTTCACAATAACGCCTCTTCGGCGGCTG